TAATCGTTTGGAATATCCCTATTGAAATCCATTTCAACAAGGCCCTTCTCTTTTGCCACCCTATGTCCTTCTTCTGTAAGATGAAGTGTGGCTTCTAAATTTTCATTATACTCTAACTCAACTAAGCCTTGCTCATATAATTCCATCAATGATCTATCTACGTACTCTATGTGAGACTGCCATAGCTCTGGGGCTATCTCTTTAGCAAGTTCGGTTATGCTATAGATCATTTCCCCATTTTCATCCATGCCCTCAAGACTTACGGCACCGACTTCTAAATAATAAGCTAGCTTTTCATCGCTTTCATCTGGCTCTTGCATGTTTCTCCTTTGTGCAACAGGTAGGACTTGAACCTACGATAGCCGAATTATGAGTTCGGGGCCTTAACCAACTTGGCTACTGTTGCCAAGTTCTTATTGTAACGTGCCGTCTTCATTTTTGTCAATGGTTGTCTCAACTATTTGCTGTACATATTCAGAAAAATGTTTTCTAATATTTCCAGCTGGTCTAGAGCCCAGAGATTTCCATAATCTTTTATATTCTATTACATTTGCAAAGCTTGTGGGACATAACATTATGCCACCATACTCTTTTAGCGTTGTAGGAAGTGGAACATGTTTTCCGCAACATTTACATTCTTTAGCTTTTTCTTGATATATACTCATACGATTTCCATTCCCTTTAGTACATCTGATAAGTTCTGTGGCATTCTTGGTGGCCTTATCATATTTGTTGATATAGTGTCCTCTTCTTCTCTATCCCATTTTAAAGAATCATAAGTATGTATATCTATTGTTTCATTATTTTGTGGTCTACTTCTGCTTATAGCATTATAAACAGAACCACAAACTGCGTCCGCCAAGTCTTTAGACCCTTTTCTTGGGTGATCAACCCTATCCCTCATAATTTTTAATTGCAATAATTCATCTATCAACAATTTAATTGCTGGACCACTTAGTCTATCTTCTGCTACCACCATTGCCATATCATCGTAATGCTTTTTAGCAACAGACAAAGTCTCTGTATTAATTCCGTACTGTTTAAGCTGCTGCATCATATCATGTGAGTTCCATCTGTCAAAAGTACACACACGTATCTTAAATCCTTTTGTTCTTAATGAAAGAATATAATCTTTAACTTCTGTAAAGTCCACAGACTTGTCTGGAGTAGGAGTCCAATACCTAACTGCATCTACTTCTACAATTGGTGCTGGCTGAGAGTAGGTATCAGTAACTTTTACATTTACCCACTTTTGTACATGAGACATTGCAACCGCACAGTGGTCATGTTTTTGTGCAAGGTCTACGTGAATAAAATATTCTTTATCTGGGTCTGGTGCGAACCAGTCTTCAAATCTTCCAAAATTATCTACGGCCAATGCCATATTACTAAAAGCTTTTTCTATCTTCTCTCTTGATTTAAAGAATGCATCAATTGCTTCAGACGGCATGCATGCAAATCTGCCTAGAGCATCTGGAGCATTTTTATAAAATGCTACCTTAAAGTCATCAATTTTTCTTGTAGGATTAATTTCCCATGTTGGTCTTCTTAGTGCATACATTCTAGGATACTTGTATGAAACTATATGATCTTCTTCCCACTCTATATCAAATTCGTTTCCCTCTGTTCCGTCTGGAAGATTTTCGTCTAATTTAAAATGGTGTGTTCTAGTAATAACTTCTTTTTCTGCAACCACATCGTCATATCTTTGTTGTATATAATCATTCTTATATCTAGGAAATGAGAGCAGGATAACCTTGCCATAATCTGGAAAACGAGAGTCTACTGAGGCACGGTACATTTCATATATAAGACTTCCAGTCTTTGCCTGCTCATGACCAGTTGTATTCTCTACGCTAAATCCAGAAATTTCATCAAGGATAACAACGATTACGTTGTAGCCTTCCCATGCTTCACGCTCTGAGTGACCTGAATGCACTGTGATATTTTTATTAAATTTAATTTCAGAAGCTTTTTCTGTATATTTTCCAACAAACCAAGCACACTTATCTATTCGTGTTCTAAAGCCTTTAAAGAATACGTTATTTGCTTGTTGTGCGTTAATGGCAATATTAATAATATCAATAGAGTCTCCAGGTGGTTTACCGTAATATGATGCTGGGTCTTTAAGGCACAATAGTAGATATACTATATAGGCTACTGATATGGTTGAGCAATAGTCCTTTCCAGAACCCTTACCTAATTGAGCAACAACTTCGTTGGCTGTCTGCTTAAACATTCTCTTGCCTTCTTCTTCGCCAAATAATTTAATAAGTGTGGACTCCTTGTATACCTGAGAAGATTTTTCAATTAGTGTATACTGATATTCAGAAAGTGGTGGAAGTCCTAAATACTCTGGGCTTGTAACAAATGTTCTTAAATCTACTGGGCGCTCATCAAACTCTTCGCCATCCAGCATGTCAATTAAATCATTAAAATTAAGATCCATTATATAGACCACCAACCCTGCGGCGTAGCTTTTCCGCTATCAATCCATTCCTTATGTACTTTTGCTACTTCTTTCCAATCAATTCTATGTGTAGGCAGGCCACATTTTGGACACAAGTCTGTGTCCATTTCTTTATAAACATGCTCACAATACATTAGCCTCTTCTTCGTTTAGTACAACTGGTTCAACAATACCAGTAATTTGAGAAAGTCTTTTTGCTACATCCATTTTACATTTAGGACATGATGCAGTTACTTCTTTTAATATTTTTACAAGGATATCTTGCTTGCGTTCTGTTTCTGCAATTTGATTTGCTAGTTCTGCATTATCTAGTAAGCCAACCTCTTGAAGCATTCCTATTCGTTTGCCTTCAATATCAGCAATTAGTTTAAGGGCTCCTGATTTAACACTGAGTTGTCCAGCCTGATCTGCATCTTCTACTGTCTTCCACGCTTCTTTAATTAACATGGCGTAGTGTTGGTCTGCTCCTGAGATAGCCTCTTTAGCCCTCTCACGGGCCGCTGTGTCATTGTGTACAACGCTCTTCCACTCATCTATCAACTCAACAACTTCGGCTCTCTTAAAGCCTGTGAGGGTAGAAATTTGGGTTGGGTTATTACCTTTTAGCAGTTCTGAGACCACTATGTTCATGCGATCAAAATGATCGGCTAATTCTATTTCAGACATATCTTAGAGTATACTCTTAGTCGACTAAAAAATCAACTGGATTTAGCTATTTTATATAATACTAGGTACCCTATGAGATCATCTATATCGTTATCCCCTGCAAATCCCTGATTATTCTTTACCCTATTTAACTTATCATCAATTCGTACCTTTAATTGTTCTGTTGCATCCGTCGTAGAAAATATTCTAATTGGGTTCAAGGCTGAGTCTCCATATGATATGTTCTTATCAATAAGCATGTGGGCAATCTCATGGCATGCCGCCCATATCTTTGACCCAGATGGAGCACCTACTGAGTGAAGGTATAGGTCTTCACATTTAAAATCTGGTGCATCTTGAAATACTGGTCTTAACATTATCTAGTCCTCATTACTGCAATAAAGTGATCGTCTATAGGATTATTTGGATCTGCCGTATGCTCTATGCTCTCCATTATAAAATATTTTTCTAGAATTGGCAAGACCTTTGTCTCAGAGTGATCTATCCATGTTCTACTATGTATAACTATTTTATCAGTGATTGTAGAAATATCATTTAAATATTGATCAAGCTCGGAATCTTCTATGTGTTGAAATACTAGGCTTGCAAGCACTAAATCAAACCTAAACCCTTTAACTACGCTCCAGTCAGATGTATAAAGTATGGTGTTTGATTTATTTTCATCTGGGATCAGGGATATCATGCTTGGCAAATCAAAACCTACAACTTTTCTATAATCTTTAGCTAAGGAAACAGTATTTCTTCCAACCCCGCATCCAAAATCTAACGCATACTGGCTGTGACCTTCTGAGCTTTTGGTTAATGAAATAACCTCATTATATACTGGCATATCTTTAAACTCTCCATCATATCCAGTTAAAATTAGATCTCCAGCATTATCTGCCGTTGCATTTAGCCATACTTCTTTGGTCATCTTTTTTTAATTAGCCCAAACTTATCTAGGTATCTCTGTATAGTCATTGCAGAGACTTTACACTCATCAGCAATTTCAGTTACTGTTTTCTTTTGTACAACATATCTTCGGTATAGCCAAGTCTGACTTTGATATAGTTTCATCGTTCAGTTAGTACCTTGTTTGCATAATGAGCAATGCCGAATGCATCTGCCACGTCAAAGTCTGTTAAGTTTATTTCGTACTTCTTGTTAAAATAATCTACTGTTCTTTGTTTACGCATGTTGCGTAATTGATTTTTATACCAGGAATCTGCGTACCCTGGATTCTTTACTCTTATTGCCTGCTTCTCATCCTTTGTTGGATTCTTATTTCCAATATAAGCCTGCCAAGAACTTGGCGATATAGTGATAACACTAGAGCCGCTTGCCATAAGCTCAGCAATAACTACGCCGTAAACATATGATAATTTTATCACAGCATCAGGAGATCTGACAAGTATGGCGCCCTCTACGGCAATGTAGTCTGACTTTAATTCATCAATCATTGCATGAGTATTTACTTTAGCGTTATATATTTTTTCATATATATCTGATCCAACCAAGTTAATCTTACCCCATTTTAATGGTTTATCATTTTCCATGAGGCAAAAAGCAACAGAGTTTGTTGAAGCATCAATGCCCAATACCCTGTTTGCCTTAGTCTTTACAAGATCAGCTAATTTCATCTATCATGCCCTTTATCTTAGTTCTTTTTGTTATATCTATTTTTTTCTGACATGAAGCACATAAAGTAGTTTCATTGTATCTACTTAATTGAGCACCACATTTTTTGCAACCACGAGTTGCACCATTTCTTATAGCCTTTTTTTCGTAATACTTTTCCATAATCCGCCTGTTTGTAGCGACACGGCAGCATTCATCTGTACAATATTTTTGATTATGAGTCTTTGGCTCAAAGTCTTTAGCGCATTCTTTATTGGCACATATCATAGTTTTGGAACCTTATATGTTTCTATTTGAACTGTTCCTATTAATCCAGAGTAGCATTCCTTTTTAATTGGACAGTATGTGCAAGGCATCTTAGATTTTGATGCTCCTTCTGGACGCATTGGCAGATCGCCTTCTTTAAAGTTATCCCAAACCTCGCACATCCAAAGAAAAGCTTCTTCTATTATTTGAGTATTTTTTTCATTCAT